TGCGAAGTATTTTCTCTGTCACGGGTAGCCCTCCCATACATTTGCAAACACGCGCTCCACGTCGCGCGCCGTCTTGCTGCTATCCAGCGCGCCGGCAATCGCACCGGATAGCCCTGGTGGGATAATTCTACTATCAAAATCCACATTTGGGGCCTTGCCACGCTTGACCGCGTTGAGCGACTTGCGCCGCCATCGCTCGGCCTCGGCCTGGATTTCAGCGCGCTGCTCGGTGCGCGTCTCGCGCCGCGCCTCAGGCTCTTCCTGGCGCGGGTTGGTAGGCGGCTCTTGCGCCTGCTGTTCAAGCTGCGCTTGCATCTGCGCAGCATCATCCTCTTTCTTTTGCTTGAGCGCGTCTAGCAATTTCTGCGCCTCATCCGGGATTTCATAGCCCATGATGGCGGCGGCAATCTCGAATTGTTCGGGCTTGTCGAGCGCGCTCACGAGCTGCCCAACTGCCTGCGCCCTCTGGCGCTCTTCTTCCTGGTAGACGCGCAAACCCTCGGGTTTGAACTCCAGGCTGTAGCCTTGCGGTCTCAATATCTGCTCATTCCACACGCTGGCAATGAACTCGCAGCGCGGTTCGATCGTCGTTTCGTAAAAATTCAGCGCATCCTGATTGGCGGTGGCGTAGTTAGCCGCCTCGCTAAACAGCATGGCGTAGGGAATGCCCAGCGCCATTGCAATATCCTGGCGTTGCGCCTCGGTCAATTCTACGTCGCGCAACTGGTCAAGCCCGTCGCCAATGGTCTGTACGGCTAACGAATCGGCATTGAAGATTTTCCAACGAAATGCGTTCTTAATTCCGCCCAGCAGTTGATTGAACCATGTTTCAAGGCGCTGCTGCTCATCTTTCGCCGGCATGCCCTTCGCAAACACCAATTGGGGCCGGATCGCGCCGCGCTCGAAATATTGCGCCACGAACAGCGCCAGGTTTGCCAGCACTCCGGCCGCCGCCAGCGCCGCCTTGACCGGGTAGGCGGTCGGCGGGCCGATCTCGACAAATGGATCACGCAGCCAGAAATAATACAACTCGTTCGGCTTGAACTTGTCCGGTGTGACTGCCTTGGGTCTGGTGCGCTCGAACTCAATCAGTTGGCCGGTCCTGTCATCGAACACCGGCTTGACCGTGCTGGCGGCGAAATATTGCAGTTCCTTGGTGATCGCCGCGGCATTGTTGCGCGGGCTCCAGTAGGCGCATCCGGTCAGATCCAGGCTTTCGCTGGTCAGACTGAATATGCGGCGCGGGTTGGGTATGAATACCAACTTGTTCTGCCAGTCGGTGGAGTCGTCAATAACGGTCTTGCCCTTCTTGATTTGGAACGGCACAGTGGAAACGGCGTGGCTGATCATGGCGATGCCGCGATAGATGGTGGGGATGGCCTTGTAATAACTCTGCGTGTTATCCGTGGTCGGGGCGCCGTTGTGATATGTCCACGCAGAAGTAACCTCATCCCACAGAATGCCGCTCTTGATCGATCCGTCGTAATAATAAATGCTCATGTCGCACCGCCTAACTCATGTACCACGTCTCTTCAGCGTCGTTCTCATACGCGTAACGCGTCGCGTCGATTAGGTGATTGTATTTATCCACCGGCTGGCGCATAGGGTTGCCGGCGGCGTCCTCTTTCCAGTGGTATTGCATCAGCTCGTTTTTCATGTTGACGCAAGACGCGTCAACGATAATCGTCTGCTGCTGCAACCATTGCACGCCGAACAGAACGCTATCCTTACCCTTGCGCGCCCCAACCGCATTGACGCCGTGCTGCTGCAGCTCCACGACGCTCTTTGGTTCGGCGCTGTCGCATATCACCGGCTCCACGCCGCACAAGATAATTGCCTGCTCGGCCAATTTATCGTTCGTCAATCCAAGTTCGTACAGCTCGTCAAAGATATAGATGACCTTGCGCATCCGGTCATAATGCGAACGCACCACCGCCGCCGGGTCGCTGCTGAAGCCAAAGTCCAGCCCGTTGCGGGTGTTGGTGAATTGGCTGCGCATCCCCGACAGATCCTGCACGCTCCAATTGGTGAAAATCACATGACCCAGAATGCCCCAATTGCCCAGCGTGTACACGTTGCGGAAATACGGGTCGGTCTCATTCTCCAGATCGCGCACATCGTCCGGCGTCAGGAAACGATTGTGGATATACCACGTCTTGAGTATCGACAGGTCGTCTGTCTGGTAGCTGGTCTGCGTGTCGGTCAGGCTGATAGCGCTGAAATACTCGGTATAGATCCAATGCGTTTGGAGTATCGGATTGAATGACATTGTTAACCGCTTGGGCACGGAGCCAGAGCCGCCACGCTGGCGCTTGCTGAGCTGTTTGACCGTCACGCGGTCTACCTCAGTTGCCTCTTCCACCCAGATGTCGGTTAGCGCACCCTTGGCCGGCGTCAATGATTTCATCTTCTCTACGTCATCCAAACCGGCGAATATGATCTGGTACCCGTTGCGGCAGGTGATGAGCATGTCCGATTTGTTGACGGTGAACAGCTCGCCCACGCCCCAGCCGTAGATGACGCGCAGGATCTCGGTAAACACACTGCCGCGGATAGTGCGCCCAACGGCGCGGCATACCAGGTAGTTGCGCCCACCGCGCAGCAGGTCATACACGCAGCGCTGCGCCAGGAACACGGATTTCCCGCTGCCCGCGCCGCCGTAGAATATCTGCGTGCGCGCCATACACTCCAGGAACGGCAGGTATGCGTCGTTGAATACCTCGGTGTGCACGTCTACGCTAGTCATCCTTGACCAACCTGACGGTGATCGGGCTGTTGTCAGTCCCGGTCACTTCCTGCCGCTCAACGTAGCCGCGGGATTTGCCCAGCGTCTTGAGCACCATCGCCACAGCCCACGGATCTTTCTTCAGCACTGCAGCACGTAGCGCCAATTCCGCATGGTCAACCAGCTCGGTTCGGCTATCCTCAATCGCCTGCTGAACGCGTGCAACATTCTTGGCGCGGGTATAGATGGTCTGCGGATTACACCCCAGGCGGCGCGCAGCAAGTGACACGAGGCCGTTGGTCGCCTCGAGCGCGTCGATTATCTCCTCGGTGGTGTACTGTCTGCTAGCCATTCAATTCTCTATTCTGTGATTCGTACCGGCGTCTTTCCGGTTGCGGTGGCCCAGCGTTCAAGCGCCACCGCCACGTATGCGGGGCTTATCTCGACCGCCCTACAGCGCCGCCCCAACTGCTCGCAGGCGATTAGGGTTGTGCCGGAGCCGGAGAAGGGTTCGAGCACGGCCTCGCCTTCCCGCGTAAACAACATAATATTGCGCTCAGGTATCTCAACTGGGAACGCCGCTATATGTCCGCTCTGCCGCGCCGCTCCGGGTATATCGTCCCAATATCCCTTCCCCGCCCACGGTGTCCCGGTGCGCTCACCGCCTCGGAACTTGGCGGTGGGGTTATAGAAGTAGCCGATAAATTCCGTGTGCTGGTCAATGCAATCGGATTGAGGCGCAGTATGAAGTAGGCCGCCATCTTTCACCCAGAAGCGAACATAGCGCATTAGCCAGCCGTTACCCTCCAGCGCACTCGCCCATGTGTCTATCAATAACTTCATATGCGCCCGCCTTCCGGTAAGCTGCCCGGCCTGTACGGTGCCAGTGTTTATGATTATCCTGCCGTCATCATTGACCCGATCGACATACAGCGCACAAAAGCGGGAGATAAAATCTAGTACCTCGCTCCACTTGTCCTCTTGCTCGTAATCAAACCCAACCCAGTAAGGTGGCGAGGTGAAAAGTATTTGCGCCTTCTCCCCGCCCATCGCCCTCTCCGCCACCGCCCTATCCGTGCAATCCCCGCAAATCATCCGGTGTTCGCCCAACTTCCACAACTGCCCCGGCTCCACACCCCACTTGACGCGCAATTCCTCAGCGCGGTCAACCTGTGCGCCGGGGTCATCCATCTTCGCGGGCTTGCCGTACTCCAGCCCCTCCCGCTCGGCAATCTCACTCATCAGCGCCTGCACCCGCTCATCATCGCTCTGCACCTGGCGCACGAGATCGTCCAACTTGGCGCGGTCAGTCGCCGCCATTGCACCGATAGGGTCGAGCGTCGCCAGAACGGTAGCCTCTTCGGCCTCGCTCAGCTCCACGTATTCAACGGGCAATTCTTCCACACCTGACCGCATGGCGATGGCGATTCTCGCGTGCCCGTCCACAACATGGCCCGTGACGACATTCACCAGGATCGAGCGCACGAACCCAACATCGTCTATCACGCCTGCAAGCGCCTGCTGTTGGGCGTCCGGGTGCATCCGCCAATTTTGCGGATTCGCTAACAGGTCGTCAATGCGCACCACCCCGCTTCCCGTTATCCGGTTTCTTAGCGGGTTTCGGAGTTTCGCGGGGGACTTCTCTCTTGACATGGCGGCGTTTCCTCAGTCGCTCCGCATCCGTCACGGATACGCCAATCCCGGATACGGCTGCCCGGTCGCAGTTGGCCAGGGCGTGGATGTTGCCGGCCACGGGTAGGCGCTCGAATACGTCGGCGTCGGCGTGTAATATGGCGCGGTCGGGACGAAATCCGTCTCAGTCGGCCCCGGCGTGTCCGTCACGGTTGGCGTGTGGGTCGGCGGCTGAGTGGGTTGCACCGTGCTGGTAGCCGTGCGCGTTACCGTCGCCGTTCGGGTGGGCGTAGGCGGGCGCGGCGTGCTGGTCGGGCGGCGTGTGGGCGTGACGCGCACCGTCCGGGTGGGCGCTATCGTCACCGCCGGTTGAGTGGCCTCTCCGATCGGCGTGGAGGTCGCCACAAAAAACGTGCGGGTGGGCTTGGGCGCAGTGGGCAGCGGCGGCGGGTCGGTGGGCGCTGCGCCATCCCTGACGCAGCTCATCGTCAGCTTGTCGCCGTTGATATTGACATCGCACGTGTATTGCTGCAGCGCATCCAGCGGGACGGCCTGCACGCGTGCGGCCGGCTCCGGGCGCGGTATCAGATAGACGACCAGCGCCAACAGCGCGATTATGACATAGGGTAATCGTTTCATAGCCTCACCAATGCGCCGAACATACAGCAGGCGAGCCAATAGCCCGCCCAATAGAACAGCCGCTCACCGGCGCTTAGGATGCGCATCACTCACCGCCTCCTGCAGCGCCAACAATTCGCGCTCAATATCCTCGTCTGTGCCCTCGA